AAAATTGCACAAGGTATAAGTACAGATAACGATCATTGTACAGTAGGAACTTTACATTTATTTGATCCAAGTTCTACAACATTTGTAAAACATTTTATTTCAGATACTCAAACAGCACATGAAAATGATGCTAGTTATAGATGGCTTGTTGCTGGTTATTGTAATGTTACAGCAGCTATTGATGGAGTTCAATTTAGTATGTCATCTGGAAACATAGATAGTGGGACAATAAAATTATATGGCATTAGTTAAATATAATAATAACAGTATAAGTAGTGTAACAAGTGCTGCTAGTTTCCCTGCTGGTGCTATGACATTAATTAAAACTTTAACAGCTAGTTCTAGTGGTACATTGTCATTTGTAAATGGAAGTTCAGATGTAGTCTTAGATAGCACATATCCTATTTATTTATTTAAGTTTATTAATTGCCATCCAGCAACTGATACAGCAGATTTTACTTTTAATATGAGTGCAGATACTGGCAGTAATTATAATGTTACAAAAACTACAACTTTTTTTGATGCAATTCATTCTGAAGATCAAAATGATCAATCAGTTAATTATAGTGCAAGTAGAGATTTAGCACAAAGCACTTCATTTCAAAAAATAGCTAGAGAGTTAGGTGCTGATAATGACCAAGCAATAAGTGGAACATTATATTTATTTAATCCATCATCAACAACATTTGTAAAACATTTTATGTCTAATACTAATAATGCTTATTCAGGTAATTATTCAATGAACCATTTTGTAGCTGGTTATGGTAATACAACGTCAGCAGTTGATGCAGTACAATTTAAAATGTCTAGTGGCAACATAGATGCTGGTACAATCAAACTCTATGGAATTAAGGATAGTTAATGAGCATAGTTAAATTATCAAATAATGGAGTAAAGAACGCAACTGCATTTGGTAGTCTTAGTAGTGGTGCTATGACATTTATTAAAAAGCTAACAGCTTCTAGTTCTTCTACTTTATCTTTTGTTGATGGGTCAAGTTCAGTTGTTTTAGATAATACTTACAAGGAATATTTATTTACATTTAATAATATTCACCCAGCTACTGATGGTGTAGAATTAAGAGTAAATTTTAGCATAGATGGTGGAAGTAATTATAATGTTACAAAAACAACTACACATTTTGTTGATTATCATAATGAAGGTGATTCTGATGCTGGTATTGCATATATTACATCAAGAGATTTAGCACAAGGAACTAGTGCTCAACCTTTATGTGGTAATATTGGTAATGATAACGATCAAGCTGTTAGTGGTTATTTACATCTTTTTAATCCAAGCTCTACTACTTTTGTTAAACATTTTATAGCAAGAGTTAATGAAGCAGAACAAAGTGATTATACAGCTGGAGGATACACAGGAGGATATTGCAACACTACAAGTGCAATAGATGCTGTTCAATTTTCATTAGAAAGTGGCAACATGGATAGTGGAGATATTTGCTTATACGGAATTAATTAAGGAGAAACAATGCCAAGATATCATAATATAAATGGAAACGTAGTACAGTTTACAGCTGCTGAAGAAGCGGCTAGAGATGCTGAAGAGAAAGCATGGGAAGATGGTGCTCTTGCTAGAGCACAGGCTAAACTTAGATCTAGAAGAGATGCTCTTTTAGCTGAGACTGACTTCTATGCTTTATCAGATGTTACTATGTCAGATGACATGAAAACATACAGACAAAATCTTAGAGACTTGCCTAGTGGTAAAGATACTGTTGCTAAATGTAATGATGCTACATTTCCAACTAAACCATAATGGCTAAAAAGTTTAAGGCATTTGAGGAAAGACCTAAGCCTAAGAAACGACCAAGAGTACATAAGAAATCAAAAAATAAATCAGAAAAACGAATGTTTAAAAAATATAATCGACAGGGGAGATAATGGCGACACTTCAACCAGGTGCACTGACACCTTCACAAACACAACAAACTAGCAGTAAAAAAGCTGTTAGTTTAATAGATAGTTTATTAACAACACCTACTTTACCTCAAGGTACATCAATAACTCCACAGGTTCAAAGTGTACAAACAAATGAATTATTATCTACTCCAGGTGTAACAGGAACTGTAGCTGCGTCAACTACAGGGGCACAGGCAGGAACTGCTACAGGTGTAACTGGTGCTAGCCCAACTGCAGTATCTACTGTAACTCCTGCAACTGCAGGTCAAGTTACTCCTGCAACAATTGGTACAGCCTCACAAATGACGGCAGCACAAGGAAGTGTAACAGCTCCTATGACTGCTGCACAACAATCATTAGCTAATTTAGATTCAAGAGCAACAGTACAAGGTCAACTAGAAGGTATATCTCAAGATATACAAACATCTTTAAGTACAGGCTCACCACTACCCGCATTTGCTAGAGGAGCTGCTGAAGCTGCTAAAGCTACTATGCAATCTAGAGGATTAGGTTCTTCTACAATGTTAGCTGAAGCATTAGCAGAAGGTATATTAAGATCATCAATACCAATAGCACAAGCTGATGCGAATACATATAAACAAGTTATATTTCAAAACTTAGCTAATAACCAACAAGCTGCTGTTGTTAATGCACAATCATATCTACAAATGGATATGGCTAACTTATCAAATAATCAGCAATCTAATTTACAGAATTTACAATCAAGACAACAAGTATTATTAACTGATAATGCTGCTAGAAATGCTGCATTACAATTTAATGCTACAAGTCAAAATCAAGTTAATCAATTTTATAGTAATCTAAATTCAAGTATTCAAGAACAAAATGCAAAGAGAGTAGATACTATGAATCAGTTTAATACTGCTGAGTTAAATAAAGTTTCAGCATTAAATGCTAAAAATACTACAGCTATAGCTGATGCTAATGCACAGAGAGAAGCTGCAATATCACAGTTTAATGCAACAATAGATGCACAAAGACAGAAGTTTAATGTAGAAAATCAAAGAGTTATTGATCAATCAAATGTAACTTGGAGAAGACAAATTAATACTGCAAACACTGCTGCAGTAAATGCTGCTAATCAAACTAATGCAGAAAATTTACTAAACCTAAGTAACTACGCATTGTCTGCTTTATGGCAACAATGGAGAGATGAAGCATCTTGGGTTAATACATCATCTGAAAATGAAAATAATAGAAATCACAACTTAGCGATAGCTGCTTTAGAAAGAACAACTAGTTTAGATTTACAAAGTAATGCACAAAAACAAGCACTCTACGGAATGCTTGGTCAGTTTGGTATGTCTGTATTTTCTAAATATAGTGACATTAGATTAAAAACTGATGTAATATTATTAGGTATATCTAATATGGGAACTAACATATATTCATTTAAATACAATGGTAGTGAAGATGTTTACCAAGGTGTTATGGCACAAGAAGTACCTTGGGCAACTACACAAGATAAACATGGATTCTATATGGTTGATTATTCTAAAGTAGATGTTGAATTTAAAAAATTAAATTAGGAGAATAAATGTCATCACAAAATAGTAAAACAAAAAATTTATTTAAATCTGCTGCTAGAAACACTGGTAAGTTTTTAGGGGGTTTATTTAGAGGTGGAAGTGAGGATGTAATGGGTCCTAACCCACACACAGAAAGTGGACAATCTAAAAGAAGTAGAAAAACTCCATCAGGTATTAGTAAATTTATGGGTAAGTTTAAAGATGATGGGGGTTATGCAAATTCAAGAGAAGCATATCAAAATTATCTAAATAGCTTAGATAGATTAAAAACAGGTTATCAAAGATTTAGTGGAGCTAAAGTTGCAACAGGTATGATGTCACCTAGAGCAGCAGGTAGGATAGGAGCTGTAGGTAAAGCTACAACTTTTGAAGATACTCTAGGAGATTGGAATTCAAGAATGCGTAAGTTTGCAGTACAACGATACTATGCATCATTAGGTAAAAAATAATGGCAAAATTAATAAACGATAATATAACAGAACCAGAATACAATCCATTCGATGCACCAATACCAGGTCAGTCATTAACTGATGAGCCAGGTAATTATCCATGGGAGCATCCGCCAAAAACAACTGACCCTGAAGATGCATTAAATAAATTTTGGGATAGATTAACTGATCCAGAAGTTGCAGAAGAAATGATAGCTATGATGGATGCAGGTATACCTGTTGAAGCATTAGCTAGAATATTAACATTTACTGGATTTGCAGAAGGTGAGTTTACACCTGATGTAGGATTCTTAACAATAGAACCTTTAATGAAAATGTTAGCAGCTATAGGTATTAGAGCAGGTGTAGATAAGTTAGTTATATCAATGGAAGATTTAGGTAATGAGAAAACAGTACGAGATATGATTACTTTAAAAGAAGCTAATAAACAAATAGAAGAAATTGCTGATAAATCTAAGCCAGCACAATTACCATCAAATTCAGGCTTGATGGCTAAAACAGAAACTACGGAGGAATAATGGTAAGTCCACTTATAAGTGCTTTATTAGGAGCAGGCGAACAATACATGGCTGATGAAGATGCATCAGATAAATTAAAAGGTGATATTATTGATGCAGCATCTAGAAAATATTTTGATGTAGAATTGCCACAACAAAAAAGCGTGATTAATGCTATGAAAGAAGTTAAACGTGCAATAGCAAATGAGTATGGTAATAAAGTTGCAGATATAGGTGATAACTATGGTTACTTTGAAGATGGTAATTTAGATAATGCAAGAGCAAGAATAGAAAAATTTATTGGCTCTACTACAGATACTAAAGATAGCTTTATGAAAAAAGTAGAAAAGATGAGTCCTGAAGATTTTGCTTCTGCATTTGGAAAAAGTTCTATGATAGGTGCTAGAGAACAATCTTTAGAAGAAAGAGAAACAAGAGTTAATGATATATTTTCTGATAGATCTAATGTAAGAGATTTATTAGTATCACCAGATGCTCCTCAAGGTGGAGTAAGAGGATTTTTATTTGGTAATAGATTACAAAGAAAAGATGCATTAGCAGCTAGAGGTAAAATAGAAAGTAAGATTGAAGATAGACCAGTAGAAGTAGATAGACCTGATGCTCAAAGTTTATTTGATATAAAAGCTCAAACATCAGATTTAACAACTGGATTTTTATTTCAACCAGCTCCAGTAGATATAGGAAATGAAAATGAAATATTAGCTGCTGTAGAATCTTATAGAGGTTTTGGCCAAAATATACAAAGAGATCCACAAACAGGCGTTATAGTTGGTATGGATTTTGCTGGAAATAAAGCAATAGAATATAATGCTTTTAAACAAGTAATGACAGATCTTGGTCCTAGATATGATGATGAGCAAGGCAATGTTGCAATGACTGCATTAGTAGAGGCAGCAGATCAAAAATTAACTGAGCAAACTCAAACAGTAATAGGTGATTTAATATTTGATGGTTATAATGTTCTTGGTATAAAAGAAAAAGCTGGTGTTGAATCTGTACAAAAAGCTGATACGTTATACTCTGCAACAGGATTTAAAGAAGAGTTTACAGAAAAATATAAAACACTAGAGGAACAACAAACAGCTATATTACAATACATGTCAACATTAGGTAGTAAATCAGAACAATTATATTTTGCTCAAAGTTTACCATCAATAAATGGTGATAATTCATTTAAACAGTCTATTTTAAACGCACTTAGATAACATGTCTAAATTATCATTTGGTGATTTAATTATAAATAATCAAAGTAATAATCAATTAGCTAATCCTGATAAAGGATTATCTATTGATCAAATGCTAAAGAACGTTGATAAAAATAAAAATTTACCCGATAATACTAAAAGTGTTATAGCAATGGATACAAATCCAGATGGCTCAATTAAATATACATTTGATAATATATATCAAAACAAAAATTTAGTAGCAGTATCTAGAGATTACTATAAGATTAGAGATGGCATGGATTTTGAATCTGGCGAAGAAGGTGACAAAGAAGCCATTAATAAGTTTATAGCAGATAGAACTTGGAAACAAGCTAATAGTTTTTCTATGGGAAAAGAGTTTAAATACATTACAGGAAAAAATGTATCTCAAGATCAAAAAGCTAGGCTAGCATATTTAACTAGAACCTGGGATGAATTACCTAATTTTTATGAAGAAGGTGGTAGAGGTTTTTCTGGATTCTTTGCAAATTTAGGTGTGGGAATATTAGATCCTATTAACCTTATCGGTGCTGGTGTTGGTGGTCAAGTTACAAAAGCTGCATTAAAAAAAGCTGGACAAGAAGTTATTAAATCTCAGATTAAAGGTGCAACAAGTAAGGCTGCTAAAAAAACAGTAGCAAAAGAATTATTAAATAGTCCAGTTCAATTATCTGCTTTAGCTGGAACTGCAAAAAGAAATGCTATATTAAAAGGATCTGCATCTATGGCAGGTGTTGATGCTGCAGGATATGGAACTATTGATATTGCAAATCAAACTGTAGAAAAAGAAATAAATATAAGAGAAAAATTAGATCCTGTAAGAACAGGAACAGTTGCTTTAACAGCAGGTGGTTTAGGATTTTTTGTAGCAGGTGCAGCAGGATTAATAGGTAATAAAATAATTAATCTAAGATTAGAAAAAAATTTAAAGTTAAATGATAAAGTATTAAAAAAACATCAAGATAAATTACCTAATAATAAAAATGCATCTGAAGCAAATAATAGTGAATTTAAAATTGGTGGATATATTAGGACTAATATAGCAGATCAATGGGATTTTGTAAAAGGATTACAAAAAGAAATAACTGGTGTTGGTGGTGATGTTGCTAGTTTAAAAAAATTATACAAGTCTGGTGACTTTAAAGTTGATCCAATATTAGAACCTTATTTTCAGTTAAGAACTTTAGCAGCTTCTTCAACAAGAGCACATAATTTTATAATGGGTGGAATCTATATGCCGCCTAATCCATTAACTAAATCTGCTAGTTATACAAAAGGAAAAAGTTTAGGACTACATGAAATATTAAAACCCTTTGATAAAAATAATGAAGTTAATCAATTTTTAAATTATGTTGCAGCTAAGAGAATGGATTTTATTGCAAAGACTAGAGGTCCTAGAATAGCAAAGAGTTTACCTTTAAATAAAGCAGAAATAAAAAAATATATTGATTTTGGAGAGCTATCAAAATCAGCTTATAAAAATAAATATAAAGAAGACTTAGTTAGAAAAGGTAATTTTTTAACTGGGCTAGATAGATATACAAAATTTACACAAGATTTATTAGAGTATCAAGTAAGATCTGGTTTAATAGATGCTGATGAAGCTAAAAAAATACTAAGAGCAAATCCTTACTTTATACCATTTACTAGAGATAAACTTGCTAGTACAGGTATTATAGCGGGTATAAAAGAACAAACTGCAAAAATATTACGGACTGCAAGACCTGGTGCTAAAAGATTAGCAGAAACAAAACAAGAAGGTGATATTAATCTATATCAAAATTTAGTTAATTATACATATAAAACTGTTTTAGCTGGTGATAGAAACAGAGCAAAGCAATCATTGTATTCTATGATTAATAAAGGTGAGAAATTAAATATACAATCTGCTAAAGGTGTTGTTGCAAAAGTAAAAGGAAATAGATTTGTTACTATGCAAAGAAACACTAGTGAGAATATTAAAAAAGCATATGACAAAGCTGGAGCAAAACTAGAAGTAACTGGTAAAGATCCAGATGCAGTTGATGTATTAACTTTTTCAAATACTTTTAAACCTAGTGATGGTGTTAAATATGTAGATGTAGTTTACAATAATGGTAAGGCTACATACTATGAAGTATTAAATCCAAACATGGAACAAATGTTTAAAGGTTTAGGTGAAGATGCTTTAAAAATTGATGGTATGTTTTTTGGAGAACGTGGAATATTTTCAAGGTATGCAAGATTTGCATCACAAGCTATTACATATTCACCTCCGTTTGTTGCATTTAACGTAATTAGAGATACATTAGCAGGAGCAGTAAACTCAGCATTTGGTTTAGGAAGTTCTTCATTAAAATATAAAGTAGGTTATATACCAGGATTTACTAGTGCTAAAGGTTATGTAAGTGCTGTAAGACAAACACAGCAGTATAAAGAAGCACTATTAAATGGTATGGGATATTCTTCTAGAAGTGAAACACAACAGTTTGCACCAAAAAATATTAAAAAATTAAATGAAGTTAAAGATGTACCAGCTGATGTTACTAAATATTATACAGGTATACTTGGTAGATTTATAGGTAAACCTGTAGGTTATGGATGGAAACAATATAAAAAGTTAGTTCAGTCTGCAGAGTATGCAACTCGTATGGGAGAATTTCAATTAGCAAAAGCTGCAGGATTTAGTGAGATAGGTGCTGCATTTGCTGGTAGAGAAGTAGCAACAGATTTTGGAATGCGTGGCTCAAGTAAACTATTAAATTTTTTTAATAGAAATACTATGTTTTTTAATGCTAGTATTCAAGGTTTATATAGAACTAGTAGAGTATTTTTTGAACAACCTGCAAGAGCAGCAGGTATTATGGCATCAACTATTGTTGCACCATCAGTTGGTTTATATTATTTAAATTCACAGTACGAAGAATACGCACTAGTTCCTGATAGAATTAAACAATTAAATTATTTAATACCAAACTACACAACAACAGCTGATGGTAAGCAAATACTAGATCCAGAGCAACCTTTTCATGCTATTCCAAAACCATATGACTTAGGTATATTTGCAAATATAGCAGAAGGTTTATTAGATGGTATGAATAAAAAAAGTGATGGTGTTACTAAAAAATATATAGCAGGATCATTTGCACAAATATCACCAGGACTACCTATACCTGCATTAGCAAGACCTTGGTTAGAAATGATATTTAATACAAATTTATATTCAGGATCTCCAGTAGCAGGTTTATATGAATTACAAAGAATAGATGAATTACAAGCAAGACCATCTACAAGAGATATTGCAAAAAAATTATCTACTTTAACTGGTAACTTTCAATCATTTATAACTAGACGAAAAGAAGGCACAGTATCTGATCCTGTACTTACACCTATAGAAGTTGATTATTTAGTAGGTGCATACTTTACAGGACTTGCACAATATCCTTTTGATATAATGGAACAAGCAGATTTAAGTAGTGTGCCTATTGCAGGACAAGTTCAAAAAATTATTAAAGGTGAACGTGGTCCACTAGAAGGTGAGAAACCTGAAAAAAGAGTTGATCAAGCAGATTTTTCTAGTTTTAAAAATGCTATAAGTATTGTCACTAGAAGATTTAAAGTAGGTGGACCTATAAAAAATTCTAAATTTCATCAAGAATTTAGTGCTATAATTAATAGAGCAAAAAAATTAAAACAAATAGATATAGATCAACTTGATCTAGAAAGATCTAGTGATAGTAGAATTATAGGATTATTTGGTAGAGTTTTTGACAATATAGAAAAAGGTGATCCTGCAATAGAACCTGAGATTTTAGCATTTTCAAGTATATCTCCTATACTAAAAGATACAGCTTTACTACTTAGAAATTCTAGAAAAGAAAGAAATAATATTGCTAGTGGACCTCTTGATGCTGAAACAAAAAGAGAATTAATTGATATATTAGTATCGCAAGAAAATTTACTTTTAAAAACTACAATAGAAGTTTTAGCAGATATGGAAATAGAATATATATTTGATAAAACTTGGGGTATATTCCCAGGTATGCTGCTAGGCACAGCAGAGGATTCTGTAAAAAGAAATCCACGAGAAAATAAATAATGGCTAAGCAACCCAAAACAACCAGCGAACATTTAATATCTTTATATGGGTATATAACAGGATTAAAGAGAGAGATCTCTCAAATAAAAAATAATCATCTTAAACACTTA